ACGAGACTTCTCTGTAGAAGTAAACTGTACATCTGGCCCATATAAACCACGATAGTTACGGTAGGCTTGTACCCAACGTTTTTCTTCAGTCTCACGAGCAGTAGAAGCTTTAGTATAATGATCTTGTACTAAACCAACTACAGTTCCTGAAAGTGGATCAGCATAATTATCTTCATCCATGTCTTCTATAGCATTAGCCTCTACTGAGTCCATTGCCATTTCATTTTCAAAGAATTCATCTTCTTCCATTGCTTTTCCTTAATAACCGAAAGTTGGGTCGCTTGCTTGAAAACCTGAGTTAGATGTAGGATCGTAATCAAATAAACTACTTCTAGGTCTTGTCATTATTCCGTATCTTAATGCATCGTATAGGTGATCTTCAGCGTGAGTATCTACATCTTCTGGATTCTTTTTATCTAAAGGTATAGAAGGTAACTGGGATATAGTATTAGAACATGTGTTAAAGAATACTAGTCTTGGTTCTTCTGTAAACTCATCAACCTGTAGTCTTCTGTGTAATTCGTTTTTACCTGCTACACGAGATCCTTTTGATCTATCAGCTGGTCTCCACCTACATCCACGCATTATCATTTGTTCTGCTAGAGATGGGCCAGTATCTCCACGTTTATGCCATAAAGAACTATCAAGTACACCATAACGTATTTTTTCAAACTGTTCAACATCTAATATCATATCTGCTAAATCAGTAGCAATAACTTTAGATACATACATCTCTCGATAAACAATTAGTTGTTCATCAGGTGCTACTGCTATCCAAACAACTCCAGTGTACGAACCATAACCATAGTCACATGCACGGAACTTAGGCCAGTTATCTGGAATCTCAAAAGGTTCAACTACATGTATATGCCTGTTGAACTCTGGGAACGCAGCACCTTCATTAATGTCCCAATCACCTTCAAGAAGTTGTCTACGCTGATGCTCAGGTAACGACAATAGATTGGCTTCATACATACCATCATCAGCTAAGTAGGGATTATCAAACAAAGTTGCAGGTATAAACCTACGTTTGAATAAAGGTTCACCTTCTTTACTGTGACCTTTAGGCCATTCAATTACATTACCTGTTTCAGGATCTGTAGCCCAAAAAGCCTTATTAGGTACTTCAGGATCAATAAAAGTCTTCTTCACCCATTGATGACCTGGGCCACCTGGGTTGGATGTTGCTCTCATGTGGAGAGGTAGACCCGATTGTTTAGTTGTACGTAACCTTGAACGCATATAGTTCCAAGGATATGGGGTAGGCCACTGTGTCATCTCGTCAAAGCCAATCCAATTAAAGGCCTGACCTTGGTATCTCATTACATCATCATCTCTATCTAGGTATGACATCCATAATGTCGCACCTGATGGTGCAATCCAAGTCTTATCTCGTTCCATAAACTTAATCCCAGGTATTGCCTTGGGATATAGCTGCTTTGAAACAGATATAAGCTCCCTTAACTCCTCTGTACTTCTACGTACTAGCAACATAGTTGCATGAGGGTTGTTTAAGAAGCGCACAGGGTCTGCAATCATAGCATATGACTTGCCACCGCCAGCAGAACCACCATAAAGTACCTCTTGTTCAGTAGATGCTAGGAAATCTGTTTGAGGGCCTTCATTAGGCTCAAAGATTATTTCCCTTATAGCCTTATCTACCTCAATTGGTGCTGGCTTTACCTGTGCTGGTGCTAGTTCCTTTGAGGACTCTTGCACCGATACGTTGTCTTTCAAGCTTTTCCGCTTTTTCTGCGGCTTTCTTGTACTTTTCTGCATAGAAGCGCTGGATTGAAGCTTCTTTCTTACGTTTTTGTTCAAGTTTAACCCTCTGCATTAGACCCACATGAGAGATATAACGTTCTGAAGTAGTACTTAGCCAATTAGAAACCTCACGTAGGCTGTATTGCTTAAGATACTTCTTAGCTTGCTCGAATAATTCTAACTCTTCTGGGATTGGTAACAGTATATCAGAGTCAGTGGGGTCTTGTCTATAGCCAAATGGTATAACCCTACCTACTCTTACTACCGGAAGCCAATCATATTCGCCTTCAGTCTCTTCTGGCTTAGGTAACTGCCAAGTTTTATTAGTCTTCATCTGATTTAGGAGGTAAAATAAACAAAGGACTCTCTGCTTTAACCTCAACCTTATCTGTTTTAACAAAGCCAGCTCTATCTAATAGATCTTTAGCTGCAGCCATCTTTTCTTTATTACCCAAGTCAGTTGGGTTTTCCATTACGTCTAGCATAGAGTATGCAGCTTGAGGGCCACGAGTAGCTATAAGACTCTTAGTCCTTCCTGCAATCTCTTCTTCTAGAGTTTTCATTATACTAGCTGAAGATGTGCCTTCGGCATACCCTGCAAGTTTTATAGCTTGCATGGTATTACCTCTGGCTTCCCCAAATAGTGCTTCAAGAAATACTTCTTGTTTTTCTGTAAGGTTACGAGCCATTCATTCTCCGTTCGATATCGTATCTTGCAATACCCATATCTTTTAGTTCTCTATCGGTTAAGTGTGTAAGTAACCACAAGTCTGCTCTAGCTTGCTGTGATTTTTGTATTGAGTCGTTTAAGGCTTTAAGCCATTTTGAAAATGTTTTAAACATGTAAGTTCTCCAGTTGGTACTACAAGACATTTGTAGTTTACTAGAGACTAGTTTTACACAAACAGTTATATCATACTATAGATAATAATGCAACCCCGCTATGCTTTAGTGTATTACTTGTACTTACCCTTTACACCAAACTTTTTCTTATGTTCAGCAATAGACTCTTCTTTAATACGAGTAGTATAAAGTTTATCTTTAAAAGTAAATGTAGCTTTATTAGCTTTACGATTACGTTTAAATGCTGCACCAAATGATTCATCACTAACTGGGCCAGCAGCTGGTTTCTTTAGATTAATACCTTTACCTTTTTCAATTTCAGTTTTAGAAACTCTAGCTCTAGGGCTTGGTTTAACTTCAACATCACCTTTTTTGACTTTCTTTTTACCACCAATAGCCATTATTGCTCCAGCAACACCAGAACCTAATCCTACTATTAACGGGAGATTAGATTGCTTACCTTTTGAAGTAGAAGTTTTGGAAGTTTTAGAACCTGGCTTAGTAGGTTTAGCACCTTTACCTTTAGAGTTAGAAGTCTTCGAAGTAGAGGAAGGCTTAGGAGCTGCATTAGCTTTAGAACCTTTATTATTAGAAGTCTTAGAGTTCTTAGCAAGAGGTTTAACAGGTTTAGCATTAGCTCCTTTATTCGTAGAAGTCTTTGAAGTAGTAGATGGCTTAGGTGCTGCATTTGCCTTAGATCCTTTACTGTTAGAAGTCTTTGAAGTTTTTGAAGGTGGTTTAGTAGGTTTAGCTCCAGCTCCTTTATTATTAGAAGTCTTAGAGTTAGTAGAAGGTCTTGCTGCGGGATTAGCTCTTTTACCTTTAACATTAGCTGCATTAGAACTCGAAGAAGGAACTCTACCTTTACCACCTCTAGTTCTAACTGTTCTTAAATTAGTTAGTTGTTTAGGAGTACCAGCAACTACTTTACCTTTAAATCCTTTAGGTGCTTTCTTAGCTCCCATTGCTATTGCTCGTTGTAATAATCTTTTACTTACAAACCTAAGTCCTATGCCCCCAAGGACGTATATTACTGGTAACATTTATTTATCCTTTATAAGATGCACCGCATTTAGCCATGCCACCTTTATTATAACCCATTTTCTTAGCTACCTTAGGTGCAGCTTTTTTCAAAGCTTTCATACCCTTATTAGGTTTAGCCATACCGCCGTGCATATACCCAGACTTTTTCTTCATATCTGAATCCTTCATCATTGTGCCGTCAGGCATTTTGTGATAACCTTTTTTCATAGTCAGTCCGCCTTTCGAAGCTCTAAACTTTTTAGTTTTCTCTGCAATTTTCTTTGGTTGTTTTACAAATTGTTTTCCTGCTGCTGTGCCTTTGCGTTTAGCTGCACTAGTAGCTGCATATTCTGCTGGGGTTAAGGCTTCTCTTGCTTTTTTAGGGAGATAACGTTCTCCTGTTTTAGCACTAGGCTTACCGCTTTTAGTTCCCCACTTTTCTTTAGTCCACTTCTTAAGTGACTTCTGAGAAGCTTTCATGTCTTTCTATAACCTCCACCAGCTTTTTTATACTGTAGGGCTAGCATCTGTGCTTTACGTGCAGACCACTGACCTGCTTTACCACCCTTAGTACCTGCTTTAATCTTACTAAATAATCTCTTACGTAGTGCAGGTTTTGTATAGTTACCTGCTTCGTTTACTTTCGATCTAGGTTTAGCCATTACCACTTAACCTTATCTGCCCAATAGGCTGCTGACATTTTACCCTTCTTGATATTTTTACCGTGTCTAGCTTTAAATGAAGCTCTCTTCTTTTTCATTTTACTAGATTCACCAGACTTAGGTTTACCTGCTGTAGATGCACCCTGCTCACCAAAACGAATAACTTTATACTTGCCACCCTCTGATGCCATAACGACATGAGACTTAGTAGCATGATCAGGAGTACGCTTAGGTTTATTTACGCCTTTAAGACCAAGGCGTTTCATAGCTGCTTTGACTCGATCAGGAACTGCCATTATATCATACTCAATGCTTGTTCTAGTGTCTCTTTGTTTCGTCTAGTCCAACCACGACCAAATGTCTTAAAGGTATCTAAGCCTTCATAGAAGCCTTGACGAACAGTGTATACGTAGTCCACAATAAACTTAGGGTCTTTCTCCAGGATAAGACCTAGTGTCTGTGGCCCGATTGCTCCATCAGCTGTAGCTCCTACTGCACGTTGGATAGCTTTAGCTGGACGACCAGAACCTGAGTTCACAGCCCAGTCAAACGCACACCAGTCTACACCAGATGGTAGATGATCACCTTTAACTCTATCCCAGTAATTCTTTTTGTAGATTGGCCCGACATCTGCTGGAGTTAGATCTCTCATTTCCTGCTCGGTAGATTCCCTGCCGATCCATTCATCATAGACTCTCTTAGTAACACCGAGGTTAGTCATACCACCTGGGTCACTAGGATGATTAACGTAACCACCTTCATGGTGTAATAACATCTCTAGACATTTATCAAAATTGTTTTTCATTATTTCTTCCCGAAGTATTTACTTACACCACGCATACCAATGCTGGCACTTACAATTCCACCTAGTGAGTACTGATACCAATCAGGCATAACCTCTAAAGCAGTAAATCCTGCTTGTACTATTTGATTACCCCAATCACCACAGAAGGCTAGGATCAGTGGTATTGAGAATAGTAAAGTAATCCATTCGTCTTTCCACGAGTTCTCTGTAGCCTTCATAGCTGCTAGATCCCAATCAAGTTCTCCAGTAGCTATCTTCATCTTTGTTTCAGCTTCAGCCTTCTTCACGGCTGTCTTGCCTTCGATCATTGTACCAGCTAGATTAGCTACTTGACCGATTAAGTTTAATCCAAGCATTATCCGTTGTTACCTTTCACTTCTTTCTTGCTCATGTTAGTAACTCCAAAGAATACACCAACTATACCAGCAACTGATAGAAAATAAATAGAAGCCATAGAACCTATGATATCAGCTGCTTTATCTGCACCGATCATAGAACACAATAGAACAAGGAATGGATATGCTAGCATTCCTGCTAAACAAAACCATGCCATTCTTCTTTGAGCATCACGTTGTGCATCTTCATCATCTAATCGTCTACGTCGATCTTCTAATGCTAATGAATCCCATTCAGACTTATCTATAAGTCCATTACCATCTGTATCTGCATCTTGAAAATTAGTCATTGTTCCCAGTCTCTCTTACGCTTAGGATCTAGTACATCTCTAGCTAATAGCTTACCTTCGAGGTACATACATCTTTCTATTCTGTCTAAGGTTTCCCAAGTACCTGAATGTTGATAGTATGCTTCTCTTATGTAGAATACATCTGATCTAGGTATATGAACCCTACGGAGTTTACCTTCGTTCTGATCGGCAAGTGCCTTATAGAACTCTTCAAGTACCCTCTCACTGGAATACATTTTAGGTTTGGACATGACTAGTTATACCTTTTAGGAAGCCTCTGTCAACAACTAAAGTTGGTACGACAGATGATTGTACATCTATTAAGAATCCTTATCGTTACTAGTATAGAGTAAGTATAACATTATGAGGGTACTTTAAGTGTACTTTAAGTATTACTTAAGTATTAATTATTAATATTAATAATAGATTAAGTTACTTTAAGTAACTCTAAGAATACTTTAAGTATATTATATCACATTATTAAACTAAGTCAATGGACAAATTGAAGCACATTAAAGTATTTCTTGAGCTACTTACTTAAAGTAACCTAAAGAATACCTAACGGCGGCGGACTAGGTATAAATACCTAATGAGAAGCTCAACGTAGCTCACTGAGAGGTTGTCTTCTGTCGTCAGGTTAAGACATACCCCAGGCATACCTAAAGCCTCTCTACGGGGCTGTATAATGTATTAACATAATAAGGAAGATAATGGGGTAACATTATCACCAATATCTATATAATGATAAGTAGATTAAGTATTACCCCAGTTTCAGGGATAATGTTATAATATAACGTATTTACATAATGTAGTTAACAGCTTTAAAAATACCCCCCGCTGTCATTGGCTGTATACGCTACCTAGTACCCCCCGTCTGCCCCATGCCCCCCCCCTTTTTGTTCCTGTTCTGTTCTTATCAAGAATTTATTTATGTTTATCTTTAGCTAAGTCATTGAAATCATTACATTATTTATATAATTATGAATTATCTATAAGGTAAATACACTATGAAATACGTTATGTTATACTATAACACCTCTCAACAGTAATTTAGAAGTATAAACACCACCTATCTAAATGCTTTAATATTAAACCATACCCCTAGTAAAATAAGGTTCAACATTAAACTAAATTATAATGATAACTTAATACTAAACCATAATCATAGGAACGAAAAGAGAACATCCCATAGAGCTATTTTAAAGGGGTCTAGGCTGGCTCTATATCTTTTTGGCTATCCAACATTATAAAATAATCCAACGCCAATTTTTAGGTTTTCAATTACCATTTTATAGGCTGTTTTTAGTTATACTATATAATAGCAAAATAAAAATTACTGCTTATAGATCAATTATCTAGTTAAGTTATTGAAAACATTATATAAAATATTTATTAATTTTTTTATTGACCTTTATAATATACTCTATATGATCTACTATAATTATTAATCGAAAGGGCTTTAGCTATGAGAAATTACTACACACTATTTGTTTTAGATACTGATACTGAAACTTGGCATAATGAATTTGGGGCTTACACTCAAAAGGAATGTAAGGAGGAAATCTATCATAGTTTTCCATATACTGAAAAGAAACACACCTATATTCATTTTGGAGATGGTACAAAGGAGGAAATTCAAAAGGTTTCTAAAGAATTAAATTCATAGTTTAATTAATAAGCACTATATTTTTTATAGTGTTTAGATAATCAAACTTTATTTGATTACATAACTACTTTTTGGTTATGGCTCTTTGACATAGGTTCTAGTTTTTTACGAGTTTTATTTACTTTAGGTAAAACGAAATAAAAGACATGTTGAAAAAAGAACCATCTTTTTATTTTCGGGTTGGATAAAAAGACGCATATC